GTGCTGACGACCGACGTGCTGGTGGCCTATCCGACCAGCCTCGCGAGCCTGAAGAATGCGCTGGGCCAGTCCAACGGCATGGCTGTGCAGCACGCCTTCCCGACGGCGGTCAACACGATCCAGGGCATCGTGAGCTTGCCGGCGCTGGCACTGGGCGCCTCCTATTCCATCCCGGTCGCGGTCTACTCGGTGAATCGATGAGCCTGACCGTCATCACGCCGGCCGCCTCCTCGCGGCTGGCCACGCCCGGCGATGTGCGCCTTGATCTCGGCCTCGCGGCGGACACCCCTCCGGACGCCGCCCTGCTGCGCCGGATCGACCAGGCCTCAGCCGCCGTCGTCCGGGTCTGCCAGCGCACCTTCGGCCGGCAGATCTACCGCGAGCGGATCCACTCCCTTCCGCGCGAGGGCGTCGTGCTCAGCGCCGGCCCGGTGAACCGGATCGTCAGCCTGTCGATCCTCGGCGGCGCGGCGTTCCTGCCGGATGAGTACCTGCTCGCCGACGACACGCTCCGGCTGACGCGGGTGCCCGGCGTCGGGATCGGGGACGGCACGGCCTATAACCTCTGGTGCTCGCTGCGCCCGACCCTGGTGGTCGAATACGAGGCCGGCTGGCTGCTCCCAGACGAGGATGTCGGCGACACCTTCACCGGCTCAACGCCGCTTCCCGCGGACATCGAGAAGGCCGTCGTTCAGCTCGTCGCCGTGTCCATGTCGGAATCTGGCCGGGATATGACGATCCGGAGCGAGAACGTGCAGGGCGTCGGCAGCACGCCGTACAACCAGATGGCCGCCGGTTCCGCGCTCCCGCATGCCGGCGCTGAGGCCGCGCTGCAGCCGTATCGGATGCTGGCGCTCGCATGACGCCCGCCCGCGCCATCGCAATGCTGGACGCCCAGATCGCGCGGAACGGCCAGACCGTGATGCTCCGGAAGGGCAATGCGGCGAACGGCGATGCCGACAAGCCGGTCCGTGCGTTCGTCCGCGGCTACACCCCGGAGGAGCTCTCCGGCGGGATCCAGCAGGGCGACAGCACCATGGTGATCTCGCCGACGGCGCTAGCCGCGTCGGGCTTTGCTCTGCCGCTGAAGCGCCTCGACCGCGCGACCGTCGCCGGCAAGATGCAGATCATCCAGGTCGCCAACCCGGTGATGATGAACGACCAGATCGTTCGCTGGGAATTCTGGCTGCGGGGTGCGTGATGGCAACCGCCCGCACCGCCGTGAAGCTGGATCCGATCGCGAAGGACATCGCGCTGATCCTGGGCGAGGATCTTTCGGTCGACGCGCAGGCGATGCAGCTTCGTGTAGCGGCTCAGCAGGCCCTGGCGGAAGGCGAGGCGACCAACAAGGCGGCGCTCGGCTACGTGCCCACGCATGACACCTTCATCGACGGGACTCAGCGCACCGATCTGAGCGGGGTGAAGGCCAACAGCGTCATCACCTTCGAATTCCACTTGTTGCTCGACGTGATTCAGTTCGTCGACGAGCAGCTCATCATTCACTCGCCGCTCGGCAGCAAGCCGAAGATCACGCCGCGGTACAACGAGAGCCACGTGTGGTTCGCGGATGATGTCGAGTTCACCGACGTCGCCAATCCTCCACCGGCCGAGCAGTACGTGGTGCTGAATGCCCAGCCCTACGCTCGCAAGATCGAGAAGGGCCTCAGCCCGCAGGCTCCGGATGGCGTCTACCAAGGCGTCGCGACCCTGGCCAAGCAACGCTACGGCAACGTGGCCTATGTCGGGTTCGGCTACCGCTCGTTCCCGGCCGGCGCTGTTGGTGAATGGGCACAGACCGCATCGGCGGCAGCGCTGGCGCGGCGTGTCCGCGGCGGCCGGCCCGACTGTCACCTCGACTGGCTGACCCGTCAGCCAGCCATCATCATCGACCCGGGCCGCTGATCCATGCCGCAGAAGGCCGTCGTCGATGCCGTCGAGCATCGGCTCGATACCCTATGGGGCTCGCCGGAGATGATCTTGGCGCGCGCCGCGCTGAATCTGCCGGGCTGCCCGATGTTCGGGATCAACCTCCAGGGTGATGTGCCCGAGGACGGCAGCGTGTTCGGCGAGGTCCAATATCCGGTCGCGATCACTGAGCAAGTGGATCTGGCCGCCAAGCGCTACTTGGAGCGCGGCACCATCCGGCTCATCGTGAATGCGCAGCGCGGCGCAGGCGTCCAGATCGGGCTGGAATTGACGGACCGGTTGGCCGCGCTCTTCCGCGGGAAGAAGTTTGATGGCGTTCAGACGTTCGCACCGTCATCGCCAGTAATCGACGACCGAAACGACGACGGGTTGTATTTCCCGATCTCGGTCAGCGTCCCCTACAAATTCTATTTCACCGACGAGACGGGCTTCTACGCCTGACCCGGTGCTGTAATCCTCGCTGCGGGCGAGGCTTTTCGAGGCCCGCAGTGGCCTGATCTCTGGAGAGAGCTATGGGCGACATTACCACCGCAACCGGTGCAAAGATCTTCATCGGGCCGCAGACGCCGACCTCGACCGACACCGTGAGCGAGTTCGCGGCCCTCACCTACACCGAGATCGGCCTCGTCGAGTCGCTGGGCGAATACGGCGACGAGTCGAGCGCGGTTAACTTCGCCTCGCTCAGCGACGGTCGTCAGCGCAAGGCCAAGGGCATCCGCGACGCCGGCAACCTGGCGCTGACCTGCGCGCACGACACCACGGATGCCGGTCAGCAGGCGCTGGTCGCGGCCGAGGCCACCCCGCTGAAGTACGCCTTCAAGGTTGTGCTCCCGGATGAACTGACCGTCGGCGGCACGGGCACCACGCAGTATTTCCGCGGCCTCGTGATGTCGAAGCGGCTCAACGTCGGCAGCGCCGACAACGTGATCCGCCAGACCTTCTCGATCGGCATCGACTCGGCCATCGCCGAGGCGCCCGCCACCTGATCGACCTCACCAATCCTCGCGTGCCGGTCTGACCCGCCGGCCGCGAGCGCTTTCCCGACGAGCATAGGTGACGCATGAAACTCTCGAGTCTCAAGGTGAATTCCGCGCGCGGCGAGCAGGGCGCCTGGGTGAAGGACCTTCCCGGCATGGGCGACCTCCGCCTCTTGGTCCGCGGCTTCAACAACACCGACTACTCCCTCTTCATGGCGAAGGAGGGTGCTGCGGTCCCCCGGGATCAGCGCGAGGGCGGCCGCGTTGGCGGCCCGATCCTGCCGAAGGTGCGCGACGCCATCCTGCTCCGCGGCATGGTCGAGCATATCCTGCTCAATTGGGAAAACCTGACCGACGAGAACGAGAAGCCCATCCCCTTCTCCAAGGAGCGGGCGACGGACATGCTCCTTGACCCTGATTTCCGGCCGTTCCGCGACGCCGTGGCCCTCGCCGCCACCGAGGTCGAGGAAATCTCGTCTGATCGGGTTGAGAGTGTGGTCCCAAACTCCTCACCTGCCTCCGGTGGCAAATCGAGTGGTCGCCAAAAGCGAAGCTCATCCGCCGGCTAGAGCAAGAGGGCAGGGCACTCCCGTCCGGCTTCCTTGACCGCCCACTGCTGGTCTCCGGATCCGAGTTCCTCTGGCACGCCTTCTGGGAGCTCACGACGGACCGGCAGCTGGGCTTCGGCGCTGAGGGGCGAATTCCGGCAACCTCGATCCGGACCTTCGCCCAGGACCACGGCATCACCGATCCCGACGATTACGCCTGGTTCCTCGCCGTGATGCGCGAGATGGACTCGGAGTACCTCGGGATGCGGGTGCCGCGGCAGGGCGGCGAGGTTCTCGGAGCGGTGCCCATGACCGACGCCAAGGGGATCACGGCGCTGCTGAAGCGGCTGGCGAAGAAGCCGGAACCACCGGCTCCTACGTCCGTGGCTTGATCACGCTCTTCTTCTCGCCGGTCTCGGTGTTGACGCAGGTCGACTCCGTAGACGGCGAGGCGATCCGGCTCTGGCCGACGTCGAACGTCAGGCCGCTGTAGGCGCGCTGGGCCGCAAAGCATGCATCGGCGGTGGCGAACTCAGCCGAGCCGCTCGTGACCGTGCCGTTCCCGGCCATCGTGACCCACAGCAGGACCCACTTCATGCGCTTCTCCCTCGCGATCTGATTCGGATTCGCACGGATCCCTGATGCCGACAATCGAAACCATCCGCCGGATCACGGTGCAGCAGCAGAGCACGGGCGGCGATGCCGTCCGGGCCGACCTGCTCGCCACCGCGGCCGCGCAGCAAAAGGTGGGTGATGCCGCCAATGCAGCCGCCGTGGTGGCGGAGGTCGCGTCGCGCCGCCAGTTGTCGGCGGCCTCTGCCTTCGACCGCGTGCGGAGCAGCGTCGATGGCAGCTTCAAGGCCCAGCAGGCGCTGGAGCGCGGACTGAACACGCTGAACCGCGCCCTCCAGCAGGGTGTGGTCGACGCGAACACCTATCAGCGCACCTTCGACATGCTCCAGTCGAAGTACGGCGCTGCGGCAGCGGAGGCGCGGGCCTTCGAGCAGGCCCAGATCGCTGCTGCCCGTGCCACGATCCAAGCGCGCGAGGCGCAGGATCAGGCTGCACGTGCATTCCAGGGCGGCTTGAACCAGCGATTGGGCGTCGGCTCATCCATGCCGGGCGCGGACCGGCAGGCTGACCCGATGCGAGAGAGCGAGAGCAAGGACCTGCGCGACGTCGACCGCGCGCACTTCAGCGTGACCCTGGACGCCAAGGGCGACCGCGTCAAGATCGGCATGTCCGGCAAGTTCCTGCCGTTCAAATATTACGGCGCGACCGGCAACGAGCAGGCGTTGGGGTACAAGGAGGAATAGTTGACGGCGCGTAAACCGGCATCGCCGCTTTTCCCGATACGCCTGCGTCAAATCTCAATCTGCGATGGGTAGAAGTGCGCTGCATTCTCCCATCGCAGAGGTTCACATGACCCGTCGTCCCCTGGTTGCCGCCGCCGTAGTGGCCATTTGCTTTGCCATGCCTGCGCTGGCGCAGTCGCCCGGCTCGCGCATCACCATCGAATCCTCAGCGCCGCAAAAGCAAGAAGGGCTGGTCCGGGTTCAGACCTCGATCAACCTCACCTTGCCGGGACCGACCGGTGAAGGCGAGGAGGCCATTAAACTGCGCGAGCGCGCCCGCCGCATCGTCTATGAGATGGCCGGGCGCGAATGTGATCTCGCGCGCGAGGTGCTGGCGAAGGACTGCCGGCTGGAATCGGTCAACAGCAACATCACCGTGAACCGGCCTTACAACAACAGCGGGCAGGAAGGCCTCAACGTGCAGGGATCGATGAGTTTGCAGATCACGCTGAAGTAGACAGCGGGTCTCCAAGGCGCGATCGGCGACAATCAGGAGGATGGCTTCAAG